CTCTAACCGTGTAATCCTGTAGTGTTACAGCTCTACCTTGTTCGTTAAACGATCTTAGAGAATTCTCTCTTAATTCGTCTACCGAATCTCCATCTCTACCTCCTTCAGCAGGTTTTTCATTATTTACAGTAACTGTACCTGTGTTATTACCTGATATAGTAACAACTGTAGTAATAGTGTTTGCTGGTACGTTTGCACTTACTCCTCCTCCTTTTAAGTACCTTACGGTTAGATCAGATGTAGGAGCTGTTCCATAAGCTTTACTGTATAAGAAGTTTGATGGATCATAGGCATAGGTTAATCTACTTATACCTTGATTGGTTGCATTACCAACGTTAGTAGCATCAGGTAGTATCTCTGAGTCATCGCTTGAAAGTGTTCCTGCTCCAAACTGTACTTGTAGGTTACCATTTGATAGAAATCTAGTAACAAACCTTCTAGGCACTTTTCTAACAGTAAGTACGTAAGGAGCTAAATTAGAGTCTGAGTTAGTATTACTAGAATCAGAGTAAACTGTATCTTGTCCTAAGAACGGTACTTCGTACCATACGTTTCCATCTGCATCAGTTATATCTAATATACCTACTATATTAGTATCAGTTACTGTTATAGTCTTAAATTTTTCAATAGAATCTATAGTAAATGTTTCTGTTTTAATTTCAGAAGAAAATGCTTTTGCTTTCTTGATAATTTTATACTGTGATGGGTTATCGCTAACATCTAATTCGTTTATAGTAACTTCCGTTGTATCAAAAGAACTAGAATATGTAAAATCAACCGGTTTATCTAAAAAGAAAGTTGTTTGAGATGCATCTGTAGATTTAAATGTAGCATTAGCATCTATAGTCGCAGCTGTTGACCAGTCAGGGTTGTAACTTCCATCTACTCCTATTAGTTGTTCTAGTGTTAATTCAACTTCAGATACTCCTGTCACTTTCGGAGTATATCCCATTGAGTAGGCTAAGTTGAACAGGTTTTTTGGATCTTTAGCGTGTGTAAGGAATGTTTCCTGTAGTTGTGTGTCTTGATAAAATGACAGTACATCTCCAACGTAGGATGCCATTTCTATAAACATCATACCAGGTGAACTTACTGAAAAGTCATTATAAGTATCAGGAAAATAGTTTTTAGCATGCTCTATTAATTGAGTCCTAAAATCTGTAAAGTCTTTATTTATGTATTTTATGTCTCTATTTTCAGCCATTTGCTTCTATGTTAATTAAAATTTCATCTTCTATATTACTATCAGCAATAGCGTACTTTAAAAAGAAGACTATAGCGTTAGTATCTGGGTCTGATGCAAGTTGTATTTGTGTTGGGTTGACTCTAGGAAAATATACTCTTAAATCTTCTTCTACTATATTCTCTAATTCTGATAGTTTTTCATCTGTTATATTATCAAATAATTGCTTTCGTATATTAGAGCCAAATCCAGGGTTCAAATATCTTTCTCCTTTATTAGTCAAAAAGTAATTCAGTAGATTAGCTTTTAATGCATCTTTTGTAACGTATGTAGGATTAAAAACCGCCGTACCAGAAAAAGGTAGGTCAATACCTACAGCTTTTCTAGGCTGTAAATCTAATGGGTTTATCCTTTTTACGTTAAATGCCATCTTATCCTAATCTATTTTTATCTTTTTTATTAGCAGCGTCTAATATACTTTTTGCTCTACCTACAAAGTCTAATTTAGATATATCAATACCTGGCTGGTTTCCTGACATTCCCATATTAGATGCCATTGAAGTGGCAAAGTTTGGTTTTGTAACCATATCAGACGATCCTGCATATACTTGTTTATAGTCTTCGTTAGTCATAGACTGTTTAGTCATTTCTAACATAGACTGAATATTTTCATCTTTTGCAAATTTAATGTTAGTTGCTTTTGGTTTTTGATTAGTAAGCATTTCATCTAAAGTTGCACTCTTACCTACGGACCATTTTTTTGGTTGATTCTTAGGTACTGCTGTCATTCCACCACCGGGGGTGCTGGCTACTTTTACTGCTTCGTTAAGGATGTCTTGTAACTCTTCCTTTACTGCAGCTCTTACTTCTTCTCGTATGATTTTTCTTAATTGATCGAGTTTCATATATATAAATAGTTTAATTATGGAAGTTGATTATCGATTCTAAATTTTATTTCATCTAAAAGTACTTTTGTTGAAGAACTAAAAGACAACTCTCCTTTTATTACTGCAATTCCTCTTACATTTCTAGCTAATGCAAATCTTCTAGGTGCTATACTAGAG